GTTTCCTTTGCGTAGAGAGTTTAAACCAAGTGAACCAACTAGGTGGAGTTGATGGCAGAATATAGTAGAGAATTTTTAGTAGCTAAACATGGAGATTATGAAGATAGTCTAAAGAACTGGAATTTTCACTATAGATCATATGTAGGTGGAGATGATTTCTCCAATGGTTATTTTTTAAACAGATATATTTTAGAAGGTGATGATGAATATATAAAGCGTGTTGATTTTACACCTTTAGATAATCATTGCCGCAATGTAGTCCAATTTATTCAAGTTTTTTATTTAGAGTTCCTCCCACGAGAGATTATGGCTCAATGTCTGGTGACCCCCAGCTTGAGTCATTTCTTAAAGATGCAGATTTAGATGGTAGATCATTTCATAATGTAATCAAAGATATGCAACTTCACGCTTCAGTTTATGGTTCATGTTGGGCTATTATAGATAAACCAGCAACAGTAGCTAAGACTAGAGCAGAAGAATTACAACAAGACATTAGACCATACATATCAATCTATACTCCAGAGAATGTGACGAACTGGGAATATCAAAGATTGCCTAATGGTAGATACTTCTTAACATCATTAACTATTGTTGAGGATATAAATGATGAAAGAGCAATTATTAAAGTTTGGACTCCAGAAGATATTACAACGTATAGAGTTAATCAGTACATGAAGGATTATTCTACATCTAAGCCTGTTAAAATTGATGAACAACCAAACGCTATTGGAGAAATACCAGCAGTTGTTTTATACAATCAAAAGTCACAAAGAAGAGCAATAGGTATAAGTGATTTGTCAGATGTTGCAGAATTACAACAAAGTATCTACAATGATTATTCAGAGATTGAGCAGTTAATCAGATTATCTAACCACCCTAGTTTAGTTAAGACGCCTAATGTTGAAGCTAGTGCTGGTGCTGGTAGCATTATTGAAATGCCGGAAGATATGGACGCAAACTTAAAACCTTATATCATTCAACCTAGTTCTCAATCATTAGACAGCATAATGAAAGTTGTTAATATGAAAGTTAATGCAATTGATAGAATAACTCATATGGGTTCTGTAAGAGGTACGGAGAAAACTGTTAATTCTGGTATTGCATTACAAACTGAGTTCCAGTTACTTAATGCTAGGCTTTCTGAAAAAGCTGATTTATTAGAAAATGCAGAGGAAACTATTTGGTCATTGTTTGCTAAATGGCAGAACAAAGCATTTGATGGTGAAATAGATTATCCAGATACATTTGATTTAAGAGATTATGCAAGTGATTTACAATTCTTACAAATAGCTAAAGCTAGTGGAGTTAAGTCAGAAACATTTATTAAAGAAATAGATAAACAAATTGCAAGAGCAGTTGTAGATGATGATGAAGCAATTAATTCAATTAATAATGAAATAGATTCTAGTACAACAGCCATTGGTCAGTTCTCAACAACATTACCTACAGATGACAATGGCGAAGAAGATGGCTAAGTATCAAGGCAGATCAGTAAAATTAAATAAACCCTTTAGAACTTCTGGAGAGCGTAAGAAGTTTGGGGTGTATGTTAAAGACAAATCAACTGGTAAAGTAAAGAAGGTTAGATTTGGTGACCCTAATATGAAGATTAAAAAGTCTAATCCAGCTAGACAAAAGAGTTTCTTAGCAAGACATGGGGCTATTCTCAAGAAGGTGCGAGGTCAAAAAACCCTAGCCCCTGTTTATTGGGCTTTAAAATCTTGGAGAAAAGGTTTTAATGTATAATGGCAAGGCAAGAAATATTAGAAAGATTGGCTGATTCTCACGAAGCACAAATTAAAAAAACATTAGAGAACCTAGAAGCAGATATTATTTTTGGTATCTCTAAAGCAACAAATGACGATAATATTTTAACAACTAAAATATCTATTGATCTTCGCAAAGACTTAAAACAATACATGGAGCAGTACAGAATAGATACTGATACGCTGGTTAGAGATTATGACCAAATTGTGAATAGTTTCATGGAAGAGTTTGGACAACTTAATATTCCAGATAAGTTTAAATCATTAACAGAGGTTGATTTACTAACGATTAATCAATTAAAGTTTCAATCATTTTCTGGATTTGAGGAGATAGCTAATAGATATTTAACGGAAATATCAGCTAATGTTTATCAAAATGCTATTGCTGGTAAGCCTTTTAATGAGATGGTTAAGGATATTAGAGGGTTAATTACTGGAGATGTAGATAGAAGAGGGCGGTCAATGTCAACTTACGCAAGTCAAATAGCCCATGATTCAGTAATGCAGTTTGATGGTCAGTTCACAGTATTCAAAGCAAAAGAAGCTGGACTAGATAAATATAAATATACTGGAACATTAGTTAGAGATAGTAGAGATCATTGTAAAATTCATGTAGGCAAAACATATACAGAAGAGAGAATACGAGAAATATGGCAAGGTTCTTGGGCTGGTAAATCAGAAGGTGATGCGTTTATTGTTAGAGGTGGATATAGATGCAGACATACTTGGATACCTGTTGTTGAATTAGAAGAAGATGTCATTCCAGAAGTTCCAGAACAAGAAGTATCATTAAGCAATCGTATTAAAGCAGATAGACTAACACCAATAACTCATTCAACTTTAATTAATTCATTAAATAATGGATTTAAAGAGAGTGCTAAAGATTCAAGATACATAAGATATTCTACTTCTAAAGAACCAGTTAGAAAGTTTACAGGCAAAATAGATGATTATGGTGTTGCAAATATTAAAGCAAAAGAAACAAGAAAAAAAACAAGATATAGAAAAGTAATTGCAACAAATACATATGAATATTCTGATAGAGATTTTGCGGCAATTAATGTTTTAACAAAAGAAATTAATCAATTATGTAAGAAGTATAATGTTCAAAATATAAGAGGTTATAAAAGTATATCTAGGTCTAATGCTATTGCAGATATGGGTGATGGCGTTATGGGATTAAATATTAAATTTTTAAGATTAGATGGACAAACCATAACAACTAAATCTCAATGGCAATTTGGAAACAGTATTAATTCAAAACCATTTAGTTCAAGTGCATATTTTGATGACCCACTTGATAAAATGAGAAGTACATTTTATCATGAATTAGGACACCATATTCACCAACAAAAATTTGTTAAAAATGTAGATGATTACATGAATCCATTGATTGAGAAAAAAATGTTTGGAAAAATTACTAGAGGTGGAAGTTCAACAAAATACGCAGATAAAAATCAAAAAGAATGGTTTGCTGAAAATTTTTCGTTGTATCATATGGATAGAGAAGATTTGGTTGACCCTAAATGGATTAAATTTTTTAAGGAGGTAGTAATTGAGTAAAATATTTGAAGAAGCATGGGAAATTTCACAAAAGAAAAATCTTAATGCAAAAGATTATAAAAGAATTAAAGAAATATCTAGAGATATACCAGAAGCTGAAGAGTTGGATATGGGTTATATTTTAGAGGGTTTATTTTTAGATATTCCAGATATTGTCAAAAGAGAAGGAAATGACAAATTTCTTGAAGATGAAGATAGAAAAAGATAAATAATAAATAACTAACTAAGGAGTGACTATGGCTGACGAGCAAAAAACGGATACAATAGAAGAAACTGCACCAGTAGAACAAGCTATTGAACAAAAAGAAGAAGAAAAAACATTTAATTTAAAACAAAATGATTTGGAGAGAATTATTCAAAAAAGAATAGCTCAAGAAAGATCATCTCTTGAAAAAAAATATTCTGGTATTGACCCAGAAGAAGCTAAAAAGTTAAAACAAGAAAAAGAAGAACAAGAAGTTGAACGTAAAAAACAACGTGGGGAATTTGAAGATTTATTAAAGGAACAAGCAGATAAGTTTAACCAAGAGAAATCTCAAATGCAAAAACAGTTAGAGCAAATAAAAATAAACGATGCTCTAGTAAACTCCTCAGTTAAGAATAAAGCAATCAATCCAGAGCAAGTCACTAACCTCCTCAAAGGCAAAGTTAAATTAAATGATGATGGAAGAGTAGAAGTTCTTGCAGAAAATAATCAACCACGTTATAATTCAAAAGGCGAATTATTGAGTGTAGATGATTATGTTCAAGAGTTCATAACACAGAACCCTCACTTTCAAGCGGCAACTCCTTCTGGGAGTGGAAGTAAGGCTAATGTTGGTAAGGTTAACGCAAAACCGTTTAATATTGCGGATTTAGATATGACAAACCCAGACGATAGGAAGCGTTACGCTGAATATAAGAAGGAAAGAGATGGAAAGCCATCTGTCATTAACTTAACATAATATTAAAAGGAGTTAGCTATGGCTAATGAATCAACAAGTTCCACGCTATCGGAACTATATACTGAGATAGTAGCAGAAGCACAATTTGTCATTCAAGAGAAATCTATAATGAGAAATTTGGTTAAAAATTATACAATCGCTGGTGGCGGTAAATCTGTAGAAGTACCGATTTATGCGGCTGTTGCGGCTGGTGCTGTAAGTGAAGCATCTGATCTGTCAAATACTGCAATCAATCCTAGTTCTGTAACAATTACAGCATCTGAGGTTGGTGTTATGACTACACTCACTGATCTAGCAAGAAATTCAGCACCAAGAAATGTTGCGGCTGATATTGGTAGATTGTTTGGTGAAGCAATCGCTAAAAAAATGGATCAAGACCTATTAGGATTAATAGATTCTTTATCTACTGAAGTTGGAGATGGTACTGCGGCAATTACCCCAGCGGCTATTTTCAATGCGGCTTCAACTTTAAGAGCGGCTGGACTTCCAGTTGATGAAACTTATTGTGTGTTGCACCCTAAAATTGCATTTGATTTAAAATCTGGATTAACAAATACTTTTGCTGGTCTATCAACTGACCTATCAAATGAAGCATTGAGAAATGGTTTCATTGGTCAAATTGCTGGTATCAAAATATTTGAAACAGGAAATATGTCAAATACAGGTAATGCTGGAGATTATAAAGGTGCTGTATTCCATAAGGACGCATTTGGTCTAGCAATGATGCAAGACATTAAGATTGAAACGCAAAGAGATGCAAGTCTTAGAGCAGATGAAATTGTTGCTACAGCAGTTTATGGTGTAGGAGAATTACATGATAGTTATGGTGTAGAAGTACACTTTGACTCTTCAATCCAATAATCAATTAATACAAGGGGGATTAATTTCCCCCTTTTTTTTATAGGATTTTAAAATGGTAAAATTAATAAGAGGAACAAAAATTATAGAACGCCCAAAAGTAGATTATGAAAATAATCAAAAGGTTTGGGAATTAAGAGGTTTTAAATTGTATAGTGAAGAAAAAAAGAGTACATCAAAGAAAAAGAAAAAGGCAAAAGAAGATGTGTGATTGTAACGGACAATGTATTTGCGGTAAATAATGGCAACTTCAGTTTTTGGTGTAGCATTAAGTAACTTACAAGAATATCAGCCAGATATTGCTGGTTATGGTATTTCATCATGGGATACTCAACTACAACACGCTGAAGATGATGTGCTAAGACAAATTAGAGAAGAATGGTGGGAAAGATACCGCCACACAGTAAGATACAAAGATATAACTAAAGTTACTTCAATAGAAATGACTAATTCTAAACTTACAGCCGCACAATGGAAAAGAGCAACTTCTTACAAAGCATTTGCAGATTATATATTTCCCCAGCTCACTAAATGGCGTGACCCAGATACAGGTGAAGGCAAAGATAGTTTTCAAGTTCAAATAGATTATTATAGATCAAGATATGCAGAAGAGTTTCAAGCTATATTAAGAGATGGTGTGGAATATGATGAAGATGGAGGAGGAACAGTATCAGCTTCAGAAAAAGAAGCCATACATACATTACGCCTTACTAGGTAATGGTAGCAGATATAAAAGTAACAGCTAACACAATAGAAGTTACTAATTACATTAAATCCTTACAAAGAAAAATACCAAGCAATATACAAAAAGGTTTATCTCAAGCGTCAGCTTATGGTATTCAACAAATAACGGATAAAACACAAAAAGGTCAAATGCCAGATGGTGGTAGATTTAGACCTTATTCAAAGTCAGCAAGAAAAGACAGAGCCAAAAGAGGAAGGCAAATATCATTCGTAGATTTAACTGATACTGGTAGAATGTTTAGATCATTAACTTTTAAAGCAACAAGAAATAAAGCTAGTTTATTTTTTAGAAGGCAAGAAGAAAATAAAAAGGCTTTCTTCCATGATACAGGACATGGTAAAATGCCACAAAGACCATTTTTTGCTATTGGACGAAGAGATGAAGATAAGATAAGAGAGATATTTAATAAGGCTATTAGATTATGAGTAAACGAGAAAGTATTGCTGGAGATATAATTACAAAACTAGACGCTGTTTCTAGTCCTATTGAACTAAAGCTAATTAAAAGAGAGCCTTTTGAACCAGAAGAATTAAGTAATGCTCAATTCCCAGCCGCTTATGTGCAAACAGGTGATGAAACAAGAGAAATGCTTTCATTAGGTGATGTAGGTACAGGAAAACGACAAGGAACAATAGATTTCTTAATCGTAGGATTTGTTAAAGGTACAACAGCCAACATAGATACCCTACGCAATCAACTCATAGAAGTTATTGAGGAAACATTAGATGCTGACATTACAAGAAATGGTAATGCTTTAAATACTCAAGTAATAGAAGCAAATACTGATGAGGGTGTACTTTTCCCTTATGGTGGTATAAGAATTGTTGTAAGAGTATTGTATGAATTTGTAAGAGGGACTGCATAATGGCTAAAAGAATTAAAATATATTTTCCAGATGGAAAAGACCAAATAGAAATACCAGATGACAAGTTAGATAAATATCTTGCAAATGGTTTTAAAATTGATAAAAAAGTTTCTAGATCAATTGCAAAAAAAGTTGAAGTTGATGTTAAAACTGAAGAAACAAACGAGGAGTAGATTATGGCAACTCATGTTGGAACAAGTGGAGTAGTAAAAGTTGGCTCAGCAACAGTTGCTGAAGTAACAGGTTTTACTCTTAACGAAACACAAGACACAGTAGAAGATACGTCTTTGACTGATTCTAAAAAATCTTATGTTGCATTGCGTGGTGACGCTACAGCAACTATTGAAGCACATTGGGACGAAACAGATTCTAATGGTCAAGAAGCATTAGATGTTGGCTCAAGTGCAACTATTGAATTATATCCAGAAGGTGCAGATAGTGGTGACGCTTATTATACTGGTACTGGAATTGTAACAGGTGCTGATGTAGCTGTAACAATGGACGGAATAATTTCAAGAACACTTAATATTCAATTTAGTGGTGGAGTAACGCACAGCACAGTATAAGGATTAAATGCCAGAAAAAGTTGATTTTTTTCAAGGTGTCAGAGACCACTTTGAAAGTTTAGAAGTTAAAATTATAGAAGTACCAGAATGGGGATTAGAGGGCGAAAGAGCAATATATGTTCGCCCTTTTACAATGAATGAGAAGGCACGAATATTTAAAGGTGCTAACGATTCAGACTTAAACGTATTAGTAGATGTTATAATTCAAAAATCAGAAACAAAAAGTGGTGAGAAAATGTTTGATCTATCTCACAAGCCTAAGTTTAAAATGAAAGCTGATACTGATGTTATTTCTAGAGTTGCTTCAGAGATACTTGCACAAGATAGTATTCAAGACCTTAAAAAAAAGTAAATTCTGACCCAGAACTATATTCTATCATAGCGTTGGCTGAACGATTGCATATGTCTATTAGAGATGTATTGCAAATGCCAGTTCAAGAGTTTAATATGTGGTTGGCTTATTTTGAAATACAACATGATAGAGCCGAACAACAACAACGAATGAATCGCTAATGGCTACAAAAAGAGTTAATATAGATATAGTTGCGAAGGATAAATCGCAACAAGCCTTAAATAGAGTTCGTGGTGGATTAGATAGAGTAAAAGCTTCTGTATTTAATGTAAGAAACGCATTAGCTGGTTTAGGTGCTGGTTTAGTTATTCGTAATCTAGTTAATACAGGTAAAGAAATAGAATCACTTCAAGTTAGATTAAAATTTTTATTTGGTACAGCAGAAGAAGGGGCAAAAGCTTTTGATAATATGGCAAAATTTGCTTCTAAAGTTCCTTTTAGTTTAGAGCAAATACAACAAGGTGCTGGTGTATTATCTGTTATATCAAAAGACGCAGACGAATTATCTGACATTATGGAAATTACAGGTAATGTTGCGGCAGTTACAGGTTTAGATTTTAAAACTGCTTCAGAACAAATACAAAGATCATTATCTGCTGGAATTGCAAGTGCAGATTTATTTAGAGAAAGAGGCGTCAGAGATTTACTTGGTTTTAAAGCTGGTGCTACAGTAACAGCAGAAGAAACAGCAGAAGCATTTAAAAGAGTATTCGGTAAAGGCGGACAATTTGGTGACGCAACAGGAGAGTTAGCATTAACATTTGAAGGTACACTTTCAATGATTGGTGATAAATTTTTTACCTTTAAGAAAACAATTTTAGAAGCTGGTTTTTTTCCAGAACTAAAAAAACAATTTAAAGATTTAAATAAGTTTTTAGAAGATAACGGAAAAGCATTAGATGATGTAGCAACTAAAATTGGTGTTGGATTAGCAATGGCAGTAAAAGGAACTGCTGATGCTTTTAAATTTTTAAAAGAAAATTTTGATAGTGTAGTTTTAGTTCTTCAAACAATGGTTGCAATTAAAGTAGCAACATTCTTTTATGGAGCAACAACTGCCCTTGCTGGTTTAACTGTTGGTATGAAAGCATTTAATTTTGCAACAAAGAAAAATATTATTTTTGGAAGCGTTATGGTTTTTGCTAGTGCTATGGGCTTTATGATTGGTAAGTTTAGAGAATTTAAAGGTGAATTAGATACTAATTCAATGTCTTTAAAAGAACTTAACAAAGAATTAAAAGAAGTACAAAAAATAACTGAAGAAGGTGTTGGTGCGGCTGATTTTTCTGAGGTAGATAAATACTCAAATGCTCTTTTAAAAGAAAAAATACTTTTAGAAGAAATTGCTGAAAGAACAAAAGATTTAAATTTAGAAAATGGAAAAGCAATTCAGCAAATGAGAGATTCTTTAAAAATTAAAAAAGATAATAATCAAGAAGATGAAAAAGAAAAAGAAACTTTAGCTGAAATAAATGACCATATGCGAGTTAAAAATAGATTGACAGCAGAGCAAGCAGGTCTTTTTGACCATTTAAATTCTACAACTGCTGAACATAATGAGCATATGAGAGTTGCAAATAAACTTACTGCTGAACAAGCTGGATTATTTGATCTTGATAAAATCATTGAGGGTTTAAAAAAAGAAGAAGAGCAACTTAAAAAAACTATGCAAGTTTACGCAGAATTTGCAATGCAAAAAAGAAGATTATCATTACAAACATTTAGAGAAGAAAGAGAACAAGCAAAAAATAATCATCATAAAATGTTTGATGATGCTTTAGCAAATGAATCTAAAATGGTTGAATTAAAAGAAAATACAAAAAAATTAACTATGGCAAAAGGTAGGGAATTAATTGCAGAATTAGCAAAAAATAATCGTGAGATGTTTATGATTAATAAAGCATTAGCAGTTAAAGATGCAATTATGGCTACTGCACAAGGTATAACAAATGCGTTAAAACTTGGGCCGATAGGAATTCCATTAGCGGCAATAATTGGTGGATTAGGTGCTGTTCAAATTGCAACAATAGCAAGACAACAATATCAAGGCAGAGCTGGAGGTGGTTCAGTAAATAAAGATCAAGCATATATGGTTGGAGAAAAAGGGCCAGAGATGTTTGTGCCTAGTGGTTCTGGAAAAATAGTTCCAAATAATCAGATGGGTAATGGTCAGCCTGTAAATGTAAACTTTAATATTAATACAGTTGATGCTAGAGGGTTTAATGAATTGTTAGTTAATAGCAGAGGTGTCATAGTTAATTTAATTAATAGTGCTGTTAATGAAAAAGGAAGGGCGGCAATTATATGAGTGGGGCATTACCAGATACTTCTTTTGATACTTTAA